ATTTCCTTACGGAAAACAGACACGGGTGTTCTTATTTATTTCAAGGACACCGTACGCAACTTGATTAAAGAGAAGGAACTCAAGTACGACTACGCAGACTCTAGCGTCTGGCGTGGTGAGCTACTCACTTGGTTGCAAACTGCACAAGACATGGAGACTTGGAAGCGGGATAATCTTGTACTCAAGGAGGAAGACTTGAGGTGGCTAGAGGAACAACAGAAAACCATAGACTTCGAGTTTGATACCGCACAGGACAGGCTCGCTGTAATACGATAGACTATGCCACTTACAATTTTATCTATAGCATCTTTATTCTTTACACTCTTATTCCTTGCTTTATTTATCATAGACTTTTATGACAATTGAGCAGCTACTAGACTGTACCGTAGAACAGTTGGAGGCTATGTCAGATGACGAGCTACTCCAGCATTTTGAAAAGTACCTTGCACTAACAGAACCCAAGGTAGAGTTGGCGAAGCCAAAGACTGCGCGAAAGAAGCGTGTTATAAAGGAAAAGAAAACCCTGCTCGACAAGGCAGAAGAACTAAAAAGAACCTATGGAATTACTTAATTTAGAGAAAACACCGGAGGGTAAGTACATCGTAAAGATAGATGCGTCCCTTATTAAAGAGTCAGCTTGTGAACGTAGGCTATGGTATATGCTATTCCGTGGACTACGAAAGCGTAACTCTAATCACAAGATGGAGTATGGTACTGCTGTACATAAAGCACTTGAATCCTTCTACGAGAACGGCGACAAGGATGCAGCAATCAATAAAGCCATAGACCACTATGCAGATGTTCTCGTACCCGACAAAGACTTTCGAGACCTAGCGCACCTAGTCAACCTACTCAATCAATACTTCAGCATAGACACAGGGCTTGAGGTAAAGAAAGACCCCGACCCTGTACTGGAGATGCGCTTCGCTTACCCGTACAAGCAGACACCCAAGTTGGACATACTCTTTTGCGGTACGATAGACTTCGTTGGAACCTACTACGGCAGGCCTGTTATCGTAGATCACAAATCCACAGCAGCGTACAACACCGCCGCTTACTTCGCCTCGTACAAGGTATCGCCGCAGCTTATGTTTTATAATCTTATCTGGAACACGTTGTTTCCTGATGAGTACATCGGCTGTATGATAAACGGAATCTTTCTTGCGCGTTCCAACAAGAACAAGTTTGAGCGCAGCGAGATATTTGAGTTTAGTAAAGACAGGCTGGCGAAGTTCAAGGACTACGTTGATGATCTTGTGGACAGAATCATACTAAAATTTGACGACTACGTTGACAATGTTAACATAGTTGGTGAGCAGGAGGCAGAGGCAGAGAAGATTTTCTACAGTAACTTTTCCTGTTGTGAAACCCGCTTTGGTCTATGTTCTTTCGTTCCTCTCTGTACAGCGAACAGCGTACAGGATAGGGAATCAATAGTGAACATGGACTACACACGTAAAGTTTATGACCCGTTACAATTTCAATTATGAAAGCTATAACATCAATTAACGGTAATGTTGAGGTGGTTAATCTACCGGACAACGCGAGGAACTGGACAAAGCTAGATAGTCCAAGCGAAGCGGAAAGCACTAGCACCTCCAAGCGTCAGGATAGCTGGGATAAAGCCCTCACCCCTAACATAGTCAAAAGTAAAAAGTTAAGAACCTGAAGTAAAATGGAAGACATACAACAGAAAACTAAAGATGCTAGGCTAGATGCCTACAAGGACGGCATGGAGAACTTTACCATGCTACGCTACACAGCAGCACTTGAATCGCTTAACAGTACCATTCAAGCTACGCTACAGGACAATGATAGAGTAGGTGTCTTGACCGGCGACTGCGCTAGTCATGCAGCAGCAATCCTAGCTGCGGCAGATATGCTTGGCAGCAAGCTTACAGCACTAGACAAGTCTATCCAGAATTTATCATTGCTGGTGGGAAGGAGTCTAAGTAAATGAACTCGACGTTACTCAAGAAGATAAAGTTAGACACGCTCGCAGGTAAGCGTGCTCTGTTTGTGGCAACCGACTGCGTTAGTCTACTGGATGCAAAGCAGAAGGACTACGGGCCAAGGAACATCAGCCGCTTCGGTACAAAAGGTCTTGCAGTACGCCTGTACGATAAGGTAGAACGTCTGGCGAACCTTCTCATTGATAGAGAATCTGCTCCAAACAACGAGTCTTTAGAGGACACGTTTAAGGACATAACCAACTACGGAATCATCGGTCAGCTACTCTTAAAGGAAGAGTGGCCAGCAGATGAGCCAGAAGAATTTGACACTTTCTACGGTGTCATTGAACCAGAAACTAAAGTAGATATTAAAGAAAATGTATAAACCACTAATCGCTATCGTAGGTCATAGTGGCAGCGGCAAGAGTACGTCGTTGCGTAACCTAGACCCAAAGACAACTTACATCCTAGACTTGGAACGCAAAGGCTTTCCTTTTCCCGGCGCTAATAAGTTCAACGTAATTCCAGTAGATAACCCTAACGCATTCACGCGAGAGTTTGCCAAGGCACTCAAGGAGGACAACTGTGAAACTATTGTTATCGAATCCTTCACGAAGTACGTAGAGCAGGTAGCTACGTTGGCTAACACCAGCTTCAAAGGGTTTGATATATGGGCTTTTATAGCTCGTACAATACGCACAATGCTGGATAGTATAAAGAATGACAAGGCTACTGTTATATGTACAGCAGTTGATGACATTGTAAAGATCCCGCAAGTTACAGGTGGGGAAACCTCGAACCGCAGGATTAAAGTACAAGGCAAGGTACACGAAGGTACAGTTGAGAAGGAGTTTCTCATGGTCTTGTTTACTGAAGTTTGCAAGAACGAGAAGACGGAAGAGATGGAGTATTTTTTCCAGACCAACACGGACGGTGTTACTTCTGCCAAGACTCCAATGGGTATGTTCAAGGAACGCCTGATACCCAACGACATTGTTGAAGTCTTGAAAGCTGCTGAAGAATACTACGAATAATTTATACTTGAGATATGGAATACGCATCTTCTAGACGTTGGACAACGAGTAGCTCTGGTCATTGGCTACTTCGCGTAAACCTTAACCTGCTGTTTGTGAGTGTGTCAGCGGGGTCTCAAGTAGTTTTTAACCTATGAAGAAACTAAAGTTAAAACTAGGACGGCTACTAGAGGTAGAGAACACAGGTAAGCACAAGGCTGCTAACTCAACATACAGTCTTGTGTACCTTGAAGGTATGTATAAACAAAAAGATGGTAGCCCAGCTCCCTACTTGTTTACTACTTCGCAACTTGTGGAAGCTAGAGACAGGGCGCAGAAGAACGAAGAGGACTGTGGTTCGTTGTCTCGGTGGTGGAAGTTTTGGTAAGATGAAAACCAAGAGCAAGCTTTACCACTACAGCGCAGAAGTTACGCGGGTAGTTGACGGTGATACTGTTGATGCCTTCGTAGACTTGGGGTTTGATATGCACTCCAAACAACGTGTTCGACTGTACGGTATAAACACACCTGAGTGTAGAACACGGGACAAGATAGAGAAGGTAGCTGGACTAGCTGCCAAAGCGCGTCTACAAGAGATGCTTAAAGAAAACAAAAACAAGTGTGTCATTAAGACTAGCTTGGATAAGAAGGGTAAGTATGGGCGAGTTCTCGGCGTACTATACGTTGATGACGTAAACCTAAACGAAACTCTAGTGGAAGAGGGCCATGCTGATGAATACTTCGGAGGCTCTCGTTAAGAATTTTCCTACGAGTGTAGGAGAAATGTGTACGTTACACCTAATAAACTAAACATAAAACATAAAACATAAAACATAATACTCATGGCTACAATAAGTCTAAAAGATATTACGGAAAGTTCTGGTAGGCCATACCTACCGAACGGTACATACACGCTGCGTGTCGTAGAGGCAGAGCGTAAGGTTAGCGCAAAGGGCAACGATATGGTTGCTGTTGTCGCTGAAGTTGTTGAACCCACAGAAGTTAACGGGCCTAACGGTTTCGTTGAGATTGGCGGTGTTCAGGTGCGTGACTATCCTCTGATTCCTTCTCGGAGTCTCAAGGAATATCACAAAATCTTTGATCTTCCAGATGAGTTTGAGTTGGAAGACTACGATGAGATTGCTGAAGGTTTGAAGGGTAAAGCATTTAAGGCTGTACTCTACACAAAGCAAGAGGCTAGAATGGACGAAATCAGCGGCGATCCCATGATCGACCCGATTACGAATCAACCGTTGGCTACCAATAGGTACAACGTGGAGCGCAGGTTAGAAGCTGCACCAGACCACGACTTAGGTTGATCTAGTCTCTAACATGGGAGTTTGTGGCATGGTGCGTAGAGAGACTCTACGACTGGTTGCGGGTATATTGGTTCCCCGTTCCATCTGAAACAAACACAAACTCCTCTTTAAGAAAATATCATGTCTAACACAAAAACAGATGCGCGAGTTAAAGAGTACAAGCCTGTACTTATTCCAGCTCCGCTGCACCGAAAAATAAAAAGGCTCGCAAGGCGTGAAGGTTTACGCCTTAACGACATCGTCCCGCAACTACTAAAGACCGCTCTGAAATAATGACTGTACTAGATACATTAAGACAAGAATTGGACAGCTTATCTCCTGACAAGAAGCAAGATACAGAAGCTACGGCTCACAGACTAGCTGACTTAATGTCTACTATCTTGGTTACAGGCTACAAGTCAGGGTTTCAAGATGCGGTAGCAATGCTAGGGTCTTATGCTAACGATCACTTCTCTGGTAACAAAGACTTTGATAAAGAGTCTGCGGAGATTGCTCTAAAGAAGCTAGGCGAAATAGACTTCCCTTCGGATGAGGCACAAACCGAGTGAACCTTACTCCGGTCTAACTGTTGTCATTGATACGCCCTCGCGTTTTGACCGCCGTATACTGATGAGCGGTTACGCGGGGGCGTTTTTTGACTCTACACTTACTGTTAGCCGATACTCCTGTGACCTTCGTACTCTAGCTACGATGAACGCTGGGCTACTGCCAGACACAAAGGTAGTCCTGTTGTTGGGTCGCAAGTCTTTGCACCAGTACAAACCGGGAGTGGGTCTTGATGAACAGAGGGGGAATCCTTGGATAGAAGACGGCGTAACTTACATAGCCTCTTATATGCCGCAGGATACGTTTGATCGTAAGAACTACTTCAACCCCAACGAGGAGTACGTAGGTGGTAGTGACGACGACAAGGTAACACACGGCAAGACCAAGCGACAGAACTGGAGATTCTGGCTACGCAAAGACCTAAAGAAAGCGTGTCGCTACCTGCTGGTTAAGCCTACGCTACATGAGGCAGAAGAGGTAATCTATCCAGAGGTTGATGATGTGGTTAAAGACCTTACAGAAACCAAAGGTAAGGATTTGTTCTTTGACGTAGAGACCGCGAGCGACCTGACGCTTACGTGCTTTGGCTACGGTTGGAACAGTAGAGTTGCCGTATGCGTCCCTATGTACGAGATACCACGACAGGCTTATTACTATGGTGGTAAGGGTACAGCAAGAATTTTAAGAGCCTTGGCGGTAGCTTTCCGCGACAATACGGTGGTAATCCACAACGCACTCTTTGACCTTTTCGTTATGGCATACAAGTACGGTATCCCAGCACCCCGCAAAGTCTATGACACAATGCTGGCGCACCACCGCCTATATCCAGAGGTGGAGAAATCCC